GCTAAAAAATATGATGTGACTGCTACTCCTGTTCTCATTATTGCCGATGAAGAAGGAGAACTATTGGAAACATACATTGGTGGTGTTCCTATCACCCAGAACATCCGCAAGTTGTTTGCCAAATACGATGTATAAATATGACCTCCCTCTAAATAGTTAGACGGGAGGTTTTCTTATGGCAAAAACTGGTAGAGTAAAGTGGGAGCACTACTTTAAAGATAGAGAAGTAGAAACCTTTGTTAAAGCAAATAGTAAATCAACCGCTGATAAAAACTACACTGATACAAATGTCAGACTAGCTCACGGTACACCTATTACTGTGAATGGTGGCAGTGTATATGATACAAAATTACCCATTACTTGGGGTGATGGTAATCAGGGAAAGTTCCCTTTGGATTGTATTGATAAACCTGGCAAGACTAATGTCAGGATGCAAATTGAAGCGACGAAACTTATATCACTGGGACATAATATTGTAGTTCCAAACATTCTTGGCATCCCTGATGTGAAGTGTAAATGTTTTAGGACAACAGAAGAGATTGCGAAGTCAGTTCTAAAGGGTTTGGAAGATGAACCATCGGTGCCTGACTATGTGACAGAACAACTCCTGGATTATTTTATGGATAATCTGAGTGGAAATTATAATTTCACATGGTCTAAGGCAGTTGTTGATGGCATCAAAAAACAATTGGGAACATATGTTGGAGAGATGCTGGTCGGGTACATTGGACTAGCAGGAGCACCTGTAGGACATATGTCTAACAACATATTGCCAAAAGATATGGATTGTTTTGTTATCCCTGACGATCCCCAATTCGCTGGTGTTGACTCATTGTTCTTAGCAAAGGATGGATCGCAAGTTCCTGTATCATCTAAGTATGGTAGAGGTGCATTGGCATCTGTTTGGGCGAATATTATCCCAGTGGCAACCAAATATAAGAACACACTACCTGATTGTATACTGAAAGACCTTGTGACAGCTGCTGAAGCGGTCGGTGGTGACCCCACAAGGAAGGGAAAGGAGATAGTATATCAATATGGAATCAAGCAGATCCTTGGTGTTGACACGAACGCTCCCTACGATGTCTTCAAAGCGTTTAAGTCTGGTAATCTCAAAGAACATGCTCCTGTCCTCCTCAAAGCACTCCAGTATGTTTCCAGTGGCGGGGATGGAACAGAGTCTTCTGCTAAAGTATTGATTACAAACGGCAGGAAGACTGGTAAATCTTTGACAGCAATTCTTTCTAGGGGCATCGCTGATCGATTAAATAATGATGCTAAGTCCTTAGCAGAAGCAAAGAGACTGATTGCTGGAAAAGACTTCTACCAGGCAAACTTGGATGACACTAAGTTTCTCAAAGGTCAGGTTTACTTCAGGATGAGTAAAGCTGCTGACATGAAACTCAGTTTCTCTGGATCAAAAGCATCTACTAGCAACATCGACGCTAGTCAAGGAACCGTAAACTACCTGCTGGCATAATGGCAAACATCAAACAGCTCAAGCACCTGGAACACCTTGAAGATGAGATGCTGAACTATGGCGTCGAAGGGTGTATGGCAGCAGTCTCTTTCTTGAAAGAACTTCGTAAGATGTTGGGTCAGCAAGAACATGCTGGGTTCATGCAAACCAAGTGGGATGGTGCTCCTTCTGTGGTGTGTGGAGTAGAACCTCTGACTCAGATGTTCTTTGTTGGTACTAAATCTGTATTCAATAAAACAGAACCAAAGATTTGCTTTACTCCTGAAAGCATTGATGAATACTATCAGGGAGACCTTGCAGAGAAATTGAAGTATGCTCTAGAGCACTTTAGCAAGTTGAATATTACAGGAGTGATTCAAGGAGATCTCCTTTTTACCAGAGATATTAGAAAAGAAACTGTAAATGGAGAACAACTCTACACATTCAGACCCAATACAATTACTTACGGTATACCAGTTAACCATCCCATCGGACAAGCAGCAGGTAGAGCAAAGATTGGTGTGGTATTTCATACCCATTACACTGGTGATGAGTTAGCAACGATGCAAGCTCGTGCTGGTGCAAATGTAGATGGGTCTACTGATGTTCTGGTCGTGAAGAACGACACACCAATGCATAGAGTTGGATTTAGTAAGAGTGAAATGGTGAAGTTCGATGGATATATTAATAAGATTGAACGTATGTGTCAGGTATGTGGAGATTTTCTTGATGAATTGGTTGCAGTTAGCGGAACGACAGGAGATGCTAAGTTCCACATTTCCAGTTACCTGAAGCAGTTCTTTAATAATGAGATCAAGAATGCTCGCAATGTAGGAAATGTGGACGAAACAGTGTATCTTTTGGCGAACTTCTATCATGCCAAGATGACAAAGGAACTTGCAAAGATCAAGACAGTTGCAAACCTAACTAAGAAGCGCAATCTTGTATACCAAAGTGAAGAGTATCTGGTTAACAATGTATACAAGTTCAAGGCAATGATTGCTCTGTATAAAGAGCTTCAATCTGTCAAGCAAATGGTTATAGATAAACTAGACCACCTAGAAGAGTTCAGGACTTTCGTTCAAACTGACAAGGGATATAAGGTCACAACTCCTGAGGGATATGTTCTTCATAAGGATGGTAGCATGATTAAGTTTGTCAACCGTCTGGAGTTTGCGTACAACAACTTCACCATCGAAAAGAAATGGCGTTAGACGGAAAGGTTTGCTACTTTACTTTTGGTAGGTTTCAACCACCAACAACAGGTCATGCTGAAAACTTTGCTGGTGTAAAGAAAGCAGCAGGTAATCATGACTATCGCATCTACATTTCTCAGACTGTAGACAAGAAAGGTAGCAATCCTCTCCCACCAAATCGTAAAAAATACTATATGGATAAGATGTTCCCAGAACATCGCGGTAAAATATTCTCAGGACCCAAACAACCTGTCGCTATCCTACAAGAGTTGATGCTTGATGGGTACGATGAGGTTGTATTTTTAGTAGGATCTGACAGGGTTTCTGCTATGTCATTCCTCCATAAATATAATGGCAAAGACTTTTCATTCAGGAAGATTAGTATTGAATCTTCTGGAAGCAGAGATGCTGATGGCGATACCTTTGCAATCTCTGGAACTAAAATGAGAAGAGCAGCATTTGCTGATGACTTTAAACTATTTCGTTCTGGTATTCCCAAAGCGTTAAATGACCGTGACTGTCGTGCTCTAATGGAAGAGATCAAAGCGGCACTACCTAAGAATTTTAAATGAAAGATTTTAAGAAGTTAAGAGAAGAAGCACTCAGGCAACAGCATAGAACCAACGAAGTTTTCAAAGAAGGTGATGCTGTTATGTCATCCCGCACAGGGGATAAAGGACATATCCATAGAGTGGGTGGTAACTATGCCATCGTTATTTCTGAAGAAGGAAAAATGTTCCGCGAATGGATTAAGAACATTAGATCTATAAATAATACGAGAAGAACCTCCTTATTAAACGATGAAATATCAGAAGCCAGTTAATACAGTCAACAATAATGATGATTTTTCATCAGGGTTGATGGAAGCTTATGGTAAGTGGATGGGAGGTGACTGCTTCCAGAACACTGCTCCTGTGGAATTGAATCTACATGAAGCACCATTCGATGGTATGGATCCTCAGTCAAATGGTGCTGAGATCGAAGACACTACTAAGCGTAAGAAGACTCCTAAGAAGGGTGGATATGTAGGACAGGAAGCAGCTCCCAAGAATGAAGAGGTTCAAGTTTGTGAGAAGTGTGGTGGAGATCATCCTACTGATGTGTGCCCCAACGTTCTTGAGCGTGAAGAGTATGAGATTGATGGTGAGACTTATGTAATCGAGAAGGCAAAAGGTCTCGATGGTAAGGCTTGCTGGAAAGGATATAAGCTTGCTGGTACTAAGAAAAAGGGTGGCAAGACCGTTGACAACTGCGTCAAGGCAGGCGATGAACTAACCCACGATGGTGAGGAACTAGCAGAGAAGAAACTTGATCCCGTAAACCACAAGGAACTCAAGGGTAAGCACAAGGATAGAAAGGATAAGGACATCGACAACGATGGTGATGTAGATGGTTCTGACAAGTACCTCCACATGCGTCGTAAGAAGGTCAGCAAGATCATTGCAATGAAGGGCAAGAAATGAAGACATTCAAACAGTTCCGTGAGGAATGTGGGTGCAAAGATAAAGAACGTAAAGGCAAAAAGAAGAAGTCTCCTGTAGAAGTCATGCCTACCGTCAATGATGGAAAAAAAGGTATGGTTACCAAACCTACTAATGAAAATGTTGTCTTTGCTGGTAACTATCAGGGACCACTATATGCTCCCCATCCAGATCTCATCAAAGAAAAAGCACCAGCAGGTGCTAAGTATGAGAGAATGATTAAGCATATCAAGAAAGGATATAAGAAAGACGGCAAACTAACGGACGACGAAAAGTCCATCGCTTACGCTACTGCTTGGAAGCATAAGAATAAGAATAAATAGTATGGCTCATTGAGGGTCATACAATGCTCGCTTTTCTACTCCCACTCGCATCCAAAATTATTTCAGACGCTGTTGCTAAACTTCCCGACGACGAGGAACTTGGCGAGAAGCTAGTTGAGATCTGCTTAGTCATTCTTGGCAAGGCAGTTAAACTAACTAAGACAGACATGGATGATAAACTTCTAGCGGTTGTCGAACAGGCAATCCAGAAGCGCGAAGAAGCTTGAGAATATAAATAAAATTTAGGAATTATAGTTAATCTGGAGAAAACATGTCTCTATACGGAAGAACTGACAGTAATGCCAACGTCACCAAAGCTGGTAGAGGCATCGCTGCATCATCACAAGCAAAGCAAGTCCTCTATATTGATGAAACTGAGGCAGCACTAGAACAGAATAAGGAGCGTGGTTTAAACGCTCCTGGTTGGTGGTCTTATTTCACCTATACTGATGCTTCTGGTGCTACCCGTTATAAGGCAGAGCAACTGGTTTTCGTTGCTGGTGGTGACACCAATGCTAACGAGACTCAGGCAGACGATGCTATTGCATCTGACGTTACATCCTCTGTTACTATTTCACTGCAACCTGCAGACCAGACTGGACTTTCTGATCCAGCCAATGTTAGCATCCCTGTTACCATTTCCACTTCTCCTGGCGGTGCTGGTGTCTTCCAGTGGCAGAAACAGACTCCAACTGGAACTCGCTGGACTAACGTTACAGCAGGTGGTGTATATGCTGTTGCTGACGGTAATCTTGATACCACACTTGCCCTCACGGGTGTTGACAAAGCAACATTTGATGGTTACAAGTTCCGTGTGAAGATCACCTCTGATTTGGGTGCTCCAGAAGTCATTTCTGATACAGCAACCTTAACTTTCGCATGATCTAAATGAATTTTGATGAATTGACGCCAGACAATTGGCTCTTCTTTGCCATTCAAAATTATAACAACCCGTCGTCCGTTACTTATTCAGACTTTGAAGAAGACTTAAAGAGATTTAAGTATATCAAACGACTGCTTAAGAGATACGAGACGACGGGTGAACTCAAAACTCATTTGATTTTAAATCATGTGATTGTATTGTATAATGTCTTTGGTGAAGCAGCGACACCGCTGTTGTTTTATAAGGTAGAGGCAACATATTGGAAGCAAATTACTGCTTTCATGTTGTTTCTAAATAGATTACCACCTACTTTTACTGATGCTGACGAAGAATGTCTAAAGAGTCTGAATCTAATTTGAATGAAGCGATTAATAATGCTGGCGATGGTTCTGGTCTCCAGTTACCACCTGCTTTTGTTATGGTAAATCCTAGACAGCATCGTAAATATAAGAAGGCTAATCAAGATAAAGTTGATGGTCGCACTAAAGGTGCCCGCTCTCTCTTCGATCGTATCCAAAAAAGAAAAATGAAAGAACAAGTAGAAACTCAAATTGATGAGGCTATTGTGTCCGACACAGAGAGGGCACAGAAACAGATCCAGCAAGGTAAGAAACTAAATCGCCAGAAGGATCTGCAAAAGAAACGTGCTGATGCTAAGCAAAAGCTTACCAACAAAACAAAAGAGATGGATACTCTCATGAAAGCACGTTTGTCTGACTTCAAAAAGAAGGCGTCAGATCAAACTAAGAAACTCAAAAAAGAGGAAACTGAATTGACTACCGTAATCATGACTGAAAACCAAGATGTAGTACAAGTTGCACTAGATGTTGCAACCTCTGAACTCAACCCTCAGGGTGAAGGATCTTTTGCTAAGGTCCAGTTCTCTGATGGTAGCGTACAAAACCTAGATAACTTCTCTGCCAAGCGTATCGCTGCTTGCTACGCCCAGTTAGATGATACCCACAAGCAGCAGTTCCAGTACATGCTAAACAAAGATGCTACTACGTATCAATCTGCACTGGATTTTGCAATCAGGAATGTCTGATCGTGGCATTCGGTCTTGGTAAATTAGCAGTTTTAGAAAGTAAACTGGATATTTATGAAGATCTCTCCAAAGAGATGCTTGACAAACTTGAACGTGCTGTCGGCACCATCTCAGATAATAGCAACAAAATTGCTATTATCTTGGAGCGCCATGAGAATAGACTGGATGAAAGCGAACGTTCGGACCAGTTAATCCTCAACATGCTTGAGGAATTGAAAGAACGTCATGAAAAAGACACTGAAACTATCCACAATAGGATTACTACTCTCCAGAAGAAAGTAGATGTCAATGCTAAGTTTGTGATTGGTGCTGGTGCTGTTCTCGCTACCCTTGTGGCAGTGTTACAAGTGGTTCCACCTATCATCAAAGTCTTGACGCCGCAGGCATCTACTGATACACTGTCTACAGTGACGATGCCTGTTAGTGAGCTTTCTTGACGTTAAGTATATCCAACTAGTATCCTCTCGCCTTACCCTCTTCACTCGCAAGAAAGCAGACCTGTATAATTTCAGGTGTCCTTACTGTGGAGACTCTCAGAAGAGGCGTAACAAGGCGAGAGGGTATCTTTTTAAGATCAAGAATGACTTTGTATTCAAATGTCATAACTGTGGCATGGGTCGGACGCTCGCAAACTTTTTAAAGGATCAAGACACACATCTCCATGACGAATATGTCATGGAGAAATTCAAGAGTGGAAAGACTGGAAAGGGAACAACTGTTCCTAATCCTAAGTTTGAGTTTAAACCTCCCAAATTTGTTAAAACTGATACTGGTCTTGAAACTATTTCTAAGCTAAATATTTCTCACCCAGCGAGGGAGTATCTTGAAAATAGATCGATCAAAAATCTTGATTACTTCTACTACTGTCCCAAATTTAAAGAGTGGACTAACCAACAAAGGAAGATTTTTGACAATCTAAAACAAGATTCACCACGCATTATCATTCCATTCCGAGACAAAGAAGGTAACCTGTTTGGATACCAAGGCAGATCGCTAGCCCCAAAGGCAAAACTTAGATACATCACGATCATGCTAGACGAAGAACATCCTAAGATCTTCGGGCTGGATAGGATAGACGAAAACAAACCAATTTATATTGTAGAGGGACCATTTGACTCAACCTTCTTGGAAAACTCGGTTGCTATGGCTGGGTCCGACGCTGATGTTCGGACGTTTGGTTGGAGCAATTATATTTGGGTATTTGATAATGAACCACGCAACAGAGAAATCTGTGGTCGAATCTCCAAAGTCATCGACCGAGGAGATAAGGTAGTCATTTGGCCTAGTAAAATCAAAGAAAAGGACATCAACGATATGGTCCTTGCTGGACTTAACGTTCAGGATGTAGTAGACTCTAATGTCTACAGCGGATTAGAAGCAACTCTCAAATTTAACGACTGGAAAAAAGTATGACAAACGGGCACGGTATCAAAGTAAAGAAGCGTAGCGGCGCTGTAGAGGGTCTGAACCTTGATAAGATCCATAAGATGGTTGAGGAGGCTTGCGAGGGTCTGGGGAGCGGTGTGAGTGCCTCTCAGGTCGAAATGAATTCAGGTCTGCAGTTCTTCGATGGGATTAAAACGAGCGACATTCAGGAGATCCTGGTGCGTTCTGCTAGCGACCTCATCAGTCTCGATAATCCTAACTATCAGTTCGTTGCTGCACGTCTCCTTCTGTTCGGACTTCGTAAGCAAGTCTTTGGACCACAATGGGTAGATGGATATCCTTCTGTTTTGGATCACGCATATCAATGTGTTGCAAAAGCAGTGTATGACGGTTCGATTTTAGATAAGTATAATTATGAAGAGTGGACCAAGATCAATTCTTGGGTAGACCACGAGCGAGATATGCTATTCACCTATGCAGGTTTGCGTCAGGTGGTAGATAAGTATCTGGTTCAAGATCGTAGTTCTGGTGAGGTGTATGAGACTCCCCAGTACATGTATATGATGATCGCTGCTACCCTCTTCCAAGATTATCCAACGGAAACGAGACTCGATTATGTCAAACGATACTACGACGCAATCAGCAAGCACAAAATCAACATTCCCACACCTATCATGGCGGGAGTGCGAACTCCACTTCGACAATTTGCTAGCTGTGTTCTTGTTGATGTTGATGACTCCCTCGATTCTATCTTTAGCTCTGATATGGCTATTGGCAGATACGTTGCACAAAGGGCGGGCATCGGTATCAACGCAGGCAGAATCCGTGGCATCAACAGTAAAATCAGAGGCGGAGAAGTT